ACCCATCTCTTTCCATATTCTTGCACATGCTCCATAAAGAAAGCTGTTAACATTCTTAACTCCTTCTGTGCATGTTCTAACAACTTCAGCTGTATGAGTTTGATCTATCTTTCTTGATACAGGTCTACCCACTATGGCCACCCCTATTATGTTTCCTTCGTCATCAATGGCCGCTATGGTAAATCTACATCCTGTAACACGTTTACTATGTCTATGATGTTTTTTAACATACTCATTAGATTGTCGTAACGTATACGGCATTATCTTCATTTTTTATCTTTTAGTTTTAATATTTCTAATTCACAGTAATGAATTATTTTTTCTAGATCTTTGATTTTATCCTTTTTCAAATACCTACAAACGTATTTCACAACACAACCTTGAAAGAACGAGAGATTATTTTTTGAAATAAACTCGTACGGCTGAATGTGATAATCCTTGTAATGATTCCCACCGACCTGCCTTGACTGTGGAAATGCTTTTTCTAAACCATCGGGATCTGTCATAATTGATATCCTTTCCTTTCTATTTTTGCTTGCAATAAATAAATATTCTTTTTTGCTCTCGTTGTTCCTACATACCATACTCTATGCTCTTCGTCACTTTTTGTTATGCTTCTCATAACAGCTTGTCTTATTTTATTTGCATTATCTAAAACTAGAATAACATTATCTGCTTCTCCACCTTTAGCTGCGTGTATTGTAGAAACTTTGATCCTCGGTTCTTGATTAAGTTTTTCTTTATTTGAGAGCATTAATCGTATATAATTCCGCTCCAAAATATTACCTTTACTAAATACTTCATACCACTTTAAACTTTTATCTTGTAGATCTTCTTCATCAGCAAAGTCCAACAGATCTTTCATCGAGATCTCTGTTATCTCTTCACCATTAGTATATTGCATGTGGGTTAGAATAGCTTTGTAAAGTTTAACATTGTAGCTTTTACCTTTTTTAGTTTCAAAATAAATTCCTTTGTCTTTTAATATTTTACAGATCTCATTAGCCCTGTTTAAAGTTCTAGTTAAAATTAACCAATTGTCAGATAACAAATCTAAATTATCTAAACTATTTATTTTTTCTACTTTACCTTCCTCGTCTCTTGCTTTATAATGTTTCGTCGCTCTCAATCCACGAATACGACTTATCACTACAGAAGAAAGTTCTTGAACCTTTTTAGGTATACGTCTTGATTTAGATAAAACTCTTTCTTTTGCAGGTTCTTTGATAAATCGATTCACATCTGCACCTGCCCAAGTATAGATAGCTTGATCATCATCACCGGCTAAATAAACATCATCCGAGTTTGATTTCAGTAAGTCATACATTTTCCATTGTAATGGAGACAGATCTTGTGCTTCATCAACAAACATAACTTTAAGTTTAGGACAAAGATGTGGTTTATTTATAAATTGATTTATCATATCCGAGTAATTTAGTAGGGTATTCTTCTTTTTGTATTCATTGTAATTAGCCTCAATGTGTTCCAACAATCCCCATCGAACTGATGATGAATACTCTCCCGAACAATACTCATCCCACACTGAAATACATTTTTCTTTTGCCTTTAAAATAATTTGAAAGTATTCGTTATCACAAGTTAAATAGGGTGATGCATCTACATCTTTTCTTACATTAACTCTGATACTTAAGATCCTGCCTAGATCTGCATAATGATAGTCCTGCATAACTTTACTTTCATCTAGACTCAGTTTTTGAAAAGCCAAAGAATGAAACGTTCTAAAGTATGGTAGATCTTTCTTTTTATATTGTGGATTCTTTTCTAACATTCTATCTTTTGCTGTGTTAGCTGCTTTTCTTGTAAATGCAAAGTAACCTATTTGATTTAACGGTGTGCCTATTCTGATGTAGGCCATTGCTCTTCTAATTAATTTTTCTGTTTTACCTGTACCTGGTGGTCCATAGATCTTAGTTATCACAAAATATCTTCCTTGTCTTTCATGTCTAAGATCTCTAACTCATTATCTTCTTCATCAAAGTATTGCATAGATATCTTTACACATCTGACAGGATTGTTTGATTTAGTATCTGAGTCTTTTTTAGGATATCTTTTTGATACACTGAGCTCAGCTTTGAAAAAGTCCTCCATCATTCGACCTGTCTTTGTTAATTTAATTTTCCATTCTTTATTCTTAAGATGATTAAAGAAAGGTTCTAAAACAAAATAGGCATAACCATCATCAATTAATGTACTACCATTTCTAAATGATGTATCACTTACAGCTTGCACTCCTGTTACATATTCTTCTAAATGTTTTTGTAATAACTCTTTGTCCGATGTTCCAGGTGGAGGACTCTCTACGTTTTGAGTCTCGTATAAGTTTTCCATAATAATTTGATAATCTTTGTTTGTAACTCGTGGTGGAAAGATAGGTGTATGTGCAGCTATTAGTGTTCTAAGTCTATCTTGATTTGTAAAGTATGTTGCATCTTTAGCTATAACTTGTTTACTAACTTCTCCTTCTTTCTTATCTACATATGTAATTGTAAATCTAAATTCAGGATCCGGAGAATAATTAATTTTAATCAAAGCTGTAAGTGGTGGAAATCTTTTTATCTTGTCAGATAAAAAACCAAATTGTCGTTTGGCACACTCTGATTTCATACAATGATCGTGTATTGGTTCTTCATCACAAGTATGTCCTGCAGTTTCTTTTTCCCATGCTTTAATTTTCTTTTTAACTTTCTCATCACCCCATTCATTATCATAAACAATATAATCTCTAGCAGCTTGTAAAACTTTCTTGTCCCATATATCTCCATACTTTTTCTTAGCAAACACCATATAGTTATATAAGAACCTGTCTCTGTAATCTGCTAACTTATTATTAGCTGAGAGATCTTTTGTTATAATTTGTAAACATGGCGGACCATCTGCAAACTCTTCGTTGCCTCCTGTTAAAATACTTTTAATGTGAGCATTAATAAATTCATCTAACTCTTCTTTTGTTTTAGTGTTTGCTTCTATAACTTTAATAAACTGTTCGAATGTAAATGTTGTGCCGTCTAAGTTAAGACCAACTCGTTCTTGTTTCTTGAAGTATGGTAAGTTAATAAAGTTACCTGATGTACCGTTTGGTCCTTGATCTAATTCTGTTTGTTTAGGATAGACTTCTGTGCTTGGTTTAAGATCAAATGTGTATAATAATTTTTCTAGGAATGATTTAATAAATGTAGCTTTGACAGGTTTATCTGTGAACACATACAAATGTAAACCACCACTTTTTGATTTTACAGGTATGACAGGTATTTTATTTTTATCTATAATTTCTAAATATTTTCTTGTATCAAACTGATCATAAGCTTTTGAATCTATATCGATAGCACCAAACTTAGCCATACCCTCATCATCACATGGTTGTATACCTATTGGCTTAATTCCTTTTAAATGATTTTCATAGTCCTGTTCTGTAACAGGTTTCTTTGCCCAAAAATGTTCTATCTTTAATTTACCGGTAGAAGGGTCCTTGTACGCAGACTGTGGGTCGGCATACCCATAATCTCTTTTTAGTCCTGTAAATATTTCAACAAATCTTTTTTCCATAGTCATCAATCAGGGCCGGATCCAGTCTCCCATCACCGGCCCTGTTTCTCTCGAGGGAGAAACTAGTAATGCGTTCCCGTATCAGATTGCGCAGTAGTTTCTTCACCATGTTTAACTTTAACATCTCCTTTAGAAATGCTAGCTGCAAACGCTTTGGCTTGCTGATAAAGAGCACCGTCTTGCACAACTCCTATTTTACTTACGGACCATCCAAACCATGTACCTTTGTCGTTAGACTGTGGCACAGTTTTTAAATGATATTGATGACTAAACGCAGCCGGAGTAAAGAGTTTTCCATCTTTACCCTTCAGCTTAATTTGTTGAATCATACTATTCCAAGTTCTACTAGTTTTTAACTGAGTAGATTTCATAGCGATCAACGCTGTTGCTGGAGAGTCTCCACCTACAATAACAAAATGTTGCGCAGTCTTCTCAATATAATTACCGTTCGGTAATCTATCTTTGAAGTCAGCACCCCTAGTTGTTTTTGAAAGTATATCACTTGAAGAAGGATAAATGTTTACCGGAGCACCCGATCCATCCTTGCCTCTATCTTTCCATTCAACATATTCTAGTTTGTAGTAACAAGGTATTACTTGAATACCTTTCTCACCATCAAACAAATCACCTGTAACTGTATTATAGATCATACCAGGTGATGCACCTTCGACATACTTACCGTCTCGTTTGTTAACTTCCGGTGAAAGCTGTCCAAGGATTTTTAGAAATGGTAACGCAAGATCTTCTTGAGTTATGTTACCCATCCCCATATTCGCATCTGCCTCTAGGTTAGATACGGCTAACGCACCTGCGTTAGTCTTTTTCATTAGCTGTTCTTTGCTCATTTTTCTTATTTCCTTGTTATTTTAGTTCTGTTTCCTGCGAACACGTTAAATAGGTCAGAGGGCATATCTTGTCCAGACTCGATACGCTCCCTAACCAATGCTTTAAGTGTCATAGGTTCAACCTTTAATTTCTGGACAGGTTGATACCCTTGACCTTGTGCAAGGTTAGCATATTCTGCTGCCTTGTTATCTTCGTTACGACCGAAGGAAACGGTAACCTCATTTTTAATAAGATCACCTAGGCCATTACTACGAAGCCAGTTAAATGCTTCTTCCTTTTTTGCTACAGGAATAGAAGCACCGTAGACGGGTTTAACTTCTACAGCTGACCCATCTGCTAATTTTAAAGTAGATAAATTCATCTCTTGCATCATCGTTGGGATGACCTCGCCTGATAAATGATCTACTTCTTTCTTGAGTTTTTTAACTTGTTCTTCTGCAGCTTTGAGATCAGTTTCTTTTGCTTGAAGCTTCACACATTGTGCAGATAAAGATTTAGCGTCATTAACATTTGCCAACGACTCTAACTTGTCTTCCTCGAGATTTATCATTTTAATTTACTCCTTTCGTAGGTTATATATAATGATTTAATATCCTATGTCAAGGCTAATCTTCAATCTCACCCTTCTCGTATAGATTGATCTCTATAGGGTAGTACATCTTTTCTTGTCTATCCCATTTTAAAAGATTGAATTTTCCATTGGTAAGATCTGAAACAATTGAACATGCTGCACCTATAATTGCAGGATCTCCTGTTAATAATAAATAATCTGTTGGTTTATAGTTTTTTAATAATTTTCTTAATTTATAAACTAATGGACCTGGCGATAATATAATTTGTGAGTTTTCAGGTAACAGTGTTACTATTTTACCATAGCGGCTAGCTCCCATAATATTGAATTTTGGAGTGCCCATTCTGGTTCCTGGTAATTCTTGTATTACATAGACTACTGAAGATACACCTTTATTCATAGGTGTGTTTATAGATCCTAACATTTCATAACCTTTCTTGACTAGTTATAATAATTATTGTAGAAGATTGCAAGAAAGAAAAATGAACTATAGATTTAAAACAAAGCCCTATGGGCATCAGCTTGAGGCATTAGAAATGTCTTGGAATAAAGAAGTATTCGCGTACTTTATGGAGATGGGTACGGGTAAATCTAAGGTGCTTCTTGACAATATTGCTATGCTTTATGACAAAGGTAAAATTAATGGAGCTCTATTGATTGCACCGAAGGGTGTGTATAAAAATTGGTTTGATCAAGAAATACCTACTCACTTACCTGATCACATAGAAAAAGAAGTTGTACTATGGCAAGCTAATATTACTAAGAGTCAATCAAGAAAATTAGGAACCCTGTTTAATACAGGAGAAGAACTTCATATTTTAGTTATGAACGTAGAAGCTTTATCAACTCAAAAAGGAGTTGACTTCGCAGCTAAATTTTTAAGATCACATAATACTTTGATGGCTATTGATGAGTCTACAACTATTAAAAACCCCGATGCTAAAAGAACTAAAAATATTGTGAAGCTTGGAGAACAATCTAAATATAGAAGAATACTTACAGGATCACCGGTAACTAAATCACCCCTTGATTTATATAAACAATGTGAGTTCCTTGATCCTTGGTTATTAGGCCATTCATCTTATTACACGTTTAGAACTCGATACGCTAAAATGGCTACAGCTAACTTTGGTGGTAGATCTGTGCAGATTGTAGTGGGATATAAAAATCTAGAAGAGCTATCAGAAAAACTAAAACCTTTTTCTTTTCGTATATTAAAAGAAGAGTGTTTAGATCTACCTGCTTATACTTATCAGAAAAGAATTATACAGCTTACACCTGATCAACAAAGACTCTATGATCAAATGAAAAGAATGGCTCTAGCTATCAAAGATGGTGAAACGATGAGTACAGCTACGGCCTTAGTGCAGCTAATGAGATTACAACAAATTAC